CGATGAACGCGAGCCGCGCGTACAAGGACGCCGGCTACGGCAAGTCCGTGAACACCAAGACGATGAGCGCGGGCGCGCGTCAGGTCTACAACAAGCCCGAGGTCTACGAGGTCATTCAGACGCTCATGGCCGGGCGCATGCGGCGCATCCAGGCCACGCCGAAACGGATCGAGGAGGAGCTTGCCAAGGTCGCGTTCGCCTCGCTCGGCCGCATGATGGTCGTGCAGGAGGATGGCACGGCCTACCTCGATTTCTCACGCGCCGACGAAGCGGATCTCGCCGGGCTCAAGAAGTTCAAGTGCGAGATCTCGTACAAGCCCGGGGACGTTCCGGACGATCCAAAGCAAGTCCTCAAGATGGAAGCGGAGTTGGGCGACAAGCTCTCCGCTCTCACGACGCTCGCCCGTATTCACAAGATGATCGGCGGCGACGATGGCGTGGTTGCGCTCGTGGACATCGCACAGGCGATCCGCGAGGGCCGAAAACGTGCGGGGCTCGAATGAACGACAACGTGTTGGCGGCCGACGAAGACGCCATGTGGCGCGAAGACGGCGAGCGCAATGGCTGGACGATCCGCCCGGCCCCGTGGCCGCTGCGTCTCTGGGGCGTGCGCCACATCCGGTATTTCGTCCACGCCTGGAACGCGGAGAGCGCAGCCCTTGATTGGCTGCATGCCGGCATCGGGACCGGCCAGCTCCACCCGCGTGACGCCTGGATGCTTCACGCGATTCTCAAGGGATATGCGTGAGCAGTTTTCAAGCATTCATGATCGGCCTGCCGATCGTCGCGCTGATCATCGTGGTCGGCGCGTGGTTCACGACGAGGAATGACCGCTGGTGATCGTCAACCAAGGCATCACAGTTCTTGCGATCAGCTTCGACGCCAAGCCGCCGGCCGTGATGGTCGAAGGACCAGACGGCGCAGTGCAGATTTGCCCGGTCAAGAAGTGGTTCGCGGCCGGCGACCCGCCGCGCGAGGTAACGTCGCACCTGACCGCCGACACGGCGACGATCGAGGTGCTGGGTCAGGATGAGCACGGCTACGCTGCGCAGTCCCGGTATGACGTGAAGCTTCACGGCATCGGCCCACCGATCCACCGAAATGCCGATGGATCGTTCGGAGAGAAGGCGGGCAAGCGCCTTGAACAGCGCCTTGCCCGCGACGGTGCCCGCCTGCCGGGCGTGTTCGACAAGGAGGGTATGTCGTGAAGCGCATCGGTCTCGGGTTCGTCCTCGCCCTTCTGACGGCGAGCGTCGCCCTCGGTCAGGCTCGACCCCCGGCCCAGAGGACGGGACCAATCACGATCTTCGGGCCGGGCTCCACGGGCGACGTGTCCGCCATGTCGATCCTGCCGAAGCTCGGCAACCTGCAACGCCGGCTCGATGAGAAGCTTGGCGAGCTTCCCATGTCGGCCGAGGATTTTCGCGGCGGCTCATGCGGCGGGGCGAATGACGACACATGCGCGATCAAGGCGACTGTCGCGGCGGCATGTGCGGCCGGGACGGCAGAGGTCCGCCTGTTCAAGCCGGGCTACAAGATCAGCGACATGATCGAGCTGCCGGCTGGGTGCAACAGCGTGCATCTGCACGGCATCTCGGCCCAGGGAACGGTGATCACGTCCGTCGCTCTGAACAAGCCGATCATCCGCATGTCGGGCATCGGCAATCGCGTCAGCGACGTGCAGCTTGCTTATCAGGGCACTCCGGTCGACGGCGCGACGGCGCTCGATGTCGTCAACGCATCAAACCCGGTTGCGGACAATTTCATCACATACAACACGGCCGTTGGAGTAAAGATCTCCGGCGGGTCTGGTATGTTCCTGAACAATTATCAGTTGTTCAATCATAATGCAGCGGGAATATGGGCAGATAATACCGTCGATGTGTTCTCGAATAACGTAATTATCAACGCCGGAAACAATACAAACGCAGGGGCCGGTAACGTAAGACTGACCAATAAGGTCGAAGCGTTCGTGATGGTAGGCGCCGACATTCTTCTCGGCAAGTACACTCTTCTGACCGATGCGACAAACAACGCGCCGGCAAGCCGCCCGGCCTACAATAAGTTCATCGGTACGTTCTTCGACAGCGGGTTCTCAGGCTCGATCCTGAACAATACCGTTTTGACGGACTTCGTTGGGTGCTGGTTCTCCGGTGGGCGCGGCGACGGCAACGCCGACACCACCGCCCCGGGCCTGACGCTGAACAACACGAACGCCATATCGTTCACGGGCGGCACGCAGTTCTTCAACAATGGCTCGCATGGCCTGCTGATCAACTCGACCGCGCGCCGCACCGTCGTTGATGGCGCGCACATGCATTCCAACAGCGTCACGGCCGGGAGCGGCGCCGGAAACGGCATCACCGTCAACGGCGCGAAAGATTTCATCATCACCAATACGACGAGCGGCAACGATCTCTACCCCGGCGGTGCGCAGGGCTACGGCATCTTCGTGTTTGGCGCGGCCGATCAATACTCGATCACGAACAACCTGACGCAGGGTAATCAGGCTGCCGGCGTCTTGGATCAGGGCACGGGCACGAACAAGCTGCTGCAAGGCAACTGGTAAATGCTCTCAAACTTCGAGACCTTCGACGCCGACCGTGAATTGGCCGGCGTCATGGCGGATCTGTTCGACAACCCGCTCGGCTTCGTGCTGTTCAACTACCATTGGGGTCACGGTGACTTAGAGCACCACCACGGCCCCGATCTCTGGCAAATCGATTTCCTCGAAGCCTGGGGGAAGGACATCCGCAGCCGCGGGTTCGATGGGTCCGCCTCCGTCATGCCGATGCGCTACACGACGCGGGCCGGGCACGGCGTCGGCAAGTCTGGTCTGGTGGCCTGGATCGTGGCCTTCATCATGTCCACGCGCCCGCACTCGAAGGGCATCGTCACGGCCAACTCGTCGCCGCAGCTTGAGACCAAGACGTGGGCCGAGATCGCGAAATGGCACAAGCGCGGCCTGACCGGCCGATGGTTCAACCTGTACGCCTCGCGCGGGTCCCTGCGCATGGTGCATAAGCAGTACCCGACCACGTGGCGGACGGATGCCATCCCGTGGCGGAAAGAGACGCCTGAGGCGTTTGCCGGCCAGCACGCGGTGGACAGCACGTCGTTCTATATCAACGACGAGGCGTCCGCGATCGAGCGCAACATCTTCGAGACGCAAGACGGCGGCCTGACGGATGGAGAGCCGATGCAATTCTTATTCGGCAACGCGACGCGGCCGAGCGGATACTTCTTCGACACGCACATGAACCCGCGCATCTCGAAGCTGTACCGCTGCTTCAAGGTGGACAGTCGTGAGGCCCTGATCCCGAACAAGGCCAAGCTTGCGCAGGACGTGGCGACCTATGGCGAGGATAGCGATTACATCCGCGTGAAGATCCGCGGCGAGTTCCCGTCACAGGGCACGGACCAGTTCATCCCGATCGGGGCCGTCGAGAAGGCCCGCCGTCGCGAGCCCGCCCCGCTCATCACCTCGCCCGTGATCTACGGCGTGGACATCGGCCACAAGGGCGGCGACGAGACCACGATCTACCGGCGGCGCGGCAACGACGCGCGCACCCTCGAACCGCTGATCCTGCGGCCAGAGAGCGACCGCCGCGACTGGCTGATGCACGTGGCCGGCAAGATCGCAGAACTGGCCCTCATCGATCAGCCCGACGCGATCTTTATCGACGGCGGCGGGGTGGGCGCTGGCGTCCCGGAACGGCTGATACAGCTCGGAATCCGCAACGTTCACCCGGTGCTGTTCGGCGGCAAGTCCCCTGATCTGAAGTACCGCAACCGCGGCTCGTACATGTACGGGATGATGCGCGATTGGCTCGAAGACAATGGCGCGGTGCCAGACGATGACGTGCTGCAAACGCAGCTCACGACGCGAGAATATTTCTACGACAAAGACAACAAGATTATGCTCGAAAGCAAGGACGAGATGCGCGAGCGTGAAGGGACGGGCGGCGGAGGTCATGCCTCGCCCGATCGCGCCGATGGATTGGCTCTGACCTTTGCTATGCCGGTAGGCCCGAGAGACGTGGACAAGACGAGAGCGCAGTTGCGGGGAGAATCATCGTCCGATAACGACGATGGTATCTATCGGCCAGAGGTTGGGATCTGACATGCTGCGCCGCTTATGCATCGCCGTTGTTGCCCTGGCGCTGGCGCATTCTCAGGCGTTGGCGCAGTCATCGGCCGGAGGTGGCGGGTCGGGCGGCGGCGGATCTGGCGGCACGGTTGCCGTCTCGAATTTCCCATCGACGCAAGCCGTCACCCTGTCGAGCCTGCCGGCCTATGCCGCCACCCCGACTTTCAATGTCGGGACCATCGCGGGCATCGCGACGGATGCCAGCGTACAGGCCGTGAGAACGGCTCTGGGGTCGCCCTTGCAGGCGGGCGGCGCTGTGTCGGTCTCAAACTTCCCGGCGACACAGCCGGTGTCTGGGTCGGTTGCGGTGTCTAACCTGCCCGCGACACAGCCGGTGTCGGGCACCGTCGCAGTCTCGGCCCTCCCGGCGCTGCCGGCGTTCGCCAGCACGCCGACGTTTAATGTGGGCACGACAGGCGGCTTGGCGCTCGATGCCACTCTGGCGGCCCGCCTTGGCACCCTCGGGCAGAAGGCCGCCTCCGGATCTGCTCCGGTCGTGCTGGCGTCTGACACGGCCCTGCCGCTCCCGGCCGGGGCCTCGACGCTCGCGAATGACAACACGCGCGCGAGCTACTTCGCTGACATCGGGCCGGGCACACTCGGGGCCTCGACCACGCAGCCGAGCGCGGCGCGCGACGCCGGGGCGAGCCCGAGTGCGTTCACGAAGTTCAACGCCTCGTTCTCCGCTGGCTTGGCGCTGACCTGCGTCGTCCAGGGGTCCGACGACAACGCGACCTACTTCGATCTGTACCAGGGCACGACGACCGCGCCGGCATCCGGCTCGACCTACGGCACGGTGACGGTCTCGCTCCCTGTCACCTTCCGGTACTACCGGACCAAGATCACGACCGGCGGCACGGCAACGCCCGTCTATGTCAAATCCGGCTTCTCGGTGAACTAGGGGGTCTCTGTGCTACGCACTGCCTGCCTGCTCGCAGCGATTCTGGCCGTCAAACCGCTTAGTGCCAGCGCCCAGGCGCTCGTCAACGGGTCGCCGCAAGTCACAATCTCCGTCCCGAACCAAGAGTATTTGAATTCGGCCGGCGCTCGCATGTCGCCGAATATCCCGTTCTATAGGATCGGCGAACCATTCATCATCCCGTTTACTCCGACGAGTGGCAACGTCGAGGTGCCCGTTACGCCGCCGGCCGGTACGACATCGTTCCAATACACGAACAACAATCCGTGCGCGGTGCGTTTCCGCGGGCGCTTGACCGGCGCTCCGACCGTCGTCCTGACGGCCGCAAACGGGTGGCTGTGGCTGCCCGGGACTTCGAGGGTCTACACCTCCCTGCTCCCGGTTGCCGTCATGGCGATGGGGATCGATGGCCCGAACGCCAGCGTGCAGGCGGCGCAGAAGGCCTGTTCCGGGAACGTCGAGCCGCAATTCGGGACGGGGCAGTGATGCGCGCGGCGTGGCTCCTCGCTCTCGCCTTAGCGTCCTCGCCCGCGTTCGGGCAGGGGATCTCGGCGGTATCCAGCGCCGCAGACGGCAAGCCGGGGGCGACCGGGCCGCAGGGACCGCAGGGTCCGGCCGGGCCAAAGGCCTCCGTGTTCGTCTGCACGACAACGCTCGCGGCGCAACAGGCAGTCGGCGTGGCGGCCGGCGTCTCGGAAAAGTCCGGCATCGCGTGTTCCGGCGCGCTCGTGACAGACATTCTTGAAGTCTACCCGACGACGCTGCCGACAGGCTTTGCCGTACATCACGCCCTGCCAACCGCCGCGAACACGCTGCGCGTCGTGTTTAACATGCCGGCTGTCGCTGTTCTCACGAATTACACAGTCCCGCTTTCGATCTATGCTGTGAACAGGTGATACGATGGGCCGTTTCGAAGATATGACCATCGGACGCCCGCCGTACCTGACCAACAAACAGGGGCGGTCGCAGCGTTCAGGCGCCGGACAGGCGAACTATGAATGGATCCTGGGTCTGTTCGATGAGTTCCCAGACGCGGATATTCAGCGCATCGTCTATCGAGCGCTCGATAATCTGCCGTCCATGCCGGAAGACCCTTCGCTTTACCCGGCGAGCGGCGGTCTATTCAAGAACGGCGACGCGACCGGGTACACGCTCACGCGCCTTTATGGCGACCGCACGCCGACCGGGAACCGCATCGTAGATCAGATGCTAAAAATGTTCGATGCGGCGCCGGTCTATCCAGATGATCCGCTGGCGATGCAGGGATTGCCGCGCGGGTACTACCGTGACGGCGATGACAATGGATACCGAATCATAAGGAAATCGTGATGCCGACCGCGCGCGTACAGCTCTCGAAGACGGCTTGGACCAATCTGGGCTCGGGTCCGATGTTTTTGCAAAACAGGGCACCGCATCGCGCGGCTTATTGGGCTGCGTCTGCGTCAGATCCCGGAAATAATGCACCGAACGATATTGCCGATCTTCCGGCCAATGAACTCGGCGGCGACGGCTTCGTGCGCGATATCAACATCGCATTAACTCAGAACATCTGGGCGCGCGGTGAAGGCCACGTTATCGTGACGACTTAGGAGAATTGCGCATGTGCATTTTCGGTGGCCAGAAATCGAGCCCGCCCGCGCTGCCGCCGCCGCCTCCGCAGGCCGCGACCGTGGGGGGTGCCGACGTTGCGAAGGCGCGCAGCGACGAGCAGGCGCGCCTCCGGGCCATGAGCAACACCGGGTCCACGCTGCTGACGAACCCCGCCACGATCGATGACGCGGGCACCACGGGCAAGAAGACGCTCGGCACCTGATCGACTTGCCGGCAGAGGGAAAACGACGTGGCGCAGGTTCCAGACAAAGACGCGGCCCGGCGGCTGGCGCTGCCGCGTCCGGCGTTCATGATGATGGAGATGCCGGCCGATCCGTTCCGCAAGCGTCTCGTGTCGCTCAAGTCCCTGCGCTCGTTCTACGATTACGAGGTTGAGGCGGTCGCCCGGTACATCCGCCCGCGGCGTCAGAAGCGCTATTGGGAGAACGGACGCCCGCCGTCAGCCGCACGCCAGTCGGAACACATCATCAATACGGCCGCCACGATCGCGAGCCGCACCCTGCGATCCGGCATGCAGTCGGGCGCGTCGAGCCCGGCCCGGCCCTGGTTCAAGCTGACCACGCCCGACCCGGATCTAGCCGAGAACGGCGCGGTGAAAGACTACCTGACCACAGTGGCACGACGCATGGCGACCGTGTTCCAGCGGTCTAACATCTACAACAACCTGCACACCGGTTACGGAGATCTGGGCGACTTCGGCACGTCGTGCATGATGATCGATGAAAACTATGACGACGTGATACGGTGCCACGTCTACAGCCCAGGCGAATACTACCTCGCTGCGGACGGGTTCGGGGAGATCACCACCGTCTATCGCGAGTTCGAGATGTCCGTGCTCGCTATGGTGCAAAAGTGGGGCAAGCGCTGCTCGCAAGACGTGCTCAACCTCTACGACAACTCACACTTCGATCAGATGATACAGGTCTGCGAGGCAATCGAGCCGAACATGCAGCAGGTTGCGGACATGGCGGGCCCCCGCGGCCTGCCGTTCCTGCGCGTGCATTTCGAGGTAAAGGCTTCGCAGGATCGCGGCCTGCTCGAATGCAAGGGCTGTCACGAGTTCCCGGGCTGCACCCCGCGGTGGGAGGTGCGCGACAATGACGTGTACGGGACCGGGCCGGGCATCGAGGCGCTTGGCGATGTAAAGGGCTTGCAGCTCTTGGAGAACCGCAAGCAGATCATCGTGGACAAGCTCGCCAACCCGCCGACGCAGGGCGGGCCGGACAGCATCAAGGTCCGCAACCGCGCCGGCCAGCACACCGCAGTCTCGGGCATGGACACTTCGGGGCGGCCGGTCATCTCGGCGCTGTACGAGATGCGCGCCGACGCGATCACGGCGATTGCCGCAGAGATCCAGCGGAGCGAGGACAGGATTCGCGAGGTCTACTTCGCTGACCTGTTCCTGATGATGTCGCAATCCGACCGGCGCGAGATCACGGCGCGCGAGGTGGATGAGCGGCACGAGGAAAAGCTTCTGGCCCTCGGCCCTGTGATCGAACGGCTGCATAACGAAAACCTCGACCCGGCCGTGTCGCGCACGTTCGCGATCATGAACCGGGCCGGCATCCTGCCGCCTGCGCCGAAGGAGCTTCAGGGCACGGATCTGAAGGTGCAATTCATCTCGACGCTGGCCCAGGCGCAGCGCGCCGTTGCGGTCCAGGGCATCGAGCGGATGGCCGGGTTCGTGGGCAACCTCGTGGCGGTGTTCCCGTCCGTGGCCGACAAGTTCGATGCCGATCAGGCGGTGGACGAATACGCGGACGCGACCGGCGTCCCGCCCGGCGTCGTCCTGGCCGACGACAAGGTGAGCGAGATCCGCAAGGCCAAGGAGAAGGCGCAGCAGGGCGCGGCGGCGGCTGCCGCAGTCCAGCAGGGCGCGGACACCGCGAAGGTTCTGGCCGACACGCCCGTGTCGGATCAGAGCATGCTCGGGCAGCTTATGGGGGCCGGGGCCTATGGCGGTTGAGCCGATCGAGTTCTACGCCGACCCGGAGACGGACGAGGCGGAACGCCTGCGGGTGTCGGCCGAGTGGCAGAAGGTCATGGCGCTGCACGAGGGCCGGCGCGTCCTCGGCTACATCCTGCGCGATCTGGGGCTGTTCTCGACGGTCGGCGGTG